ATTCCGGGTGTCGCCTCCATATTTTGTTTTGTCTGCCGCGGTGGCGGAACTGGCAGACGCAAGGGACTTAAAATCCCTCGGGTAGTGATACCCGTACCGGTTCGATTCCGGTCCGCGGCACCATTAATGTATATACACCGTTAGCACAAAACTTGATATGGACTGAAGAATTATTGATAGTCACTTCCTGAACGAAGAGGTCTATCAATATTTTTTTTGCTTCTAAATTGTTATTTATGAAAGCCTGTACTCTAAATTTTTCTAAAGTATTATAAATTTCTTCGTAATCAAGTTCTGGGCAATTTGCAATGTGTTGTAGATTGTCCAGTTTTTTATTTATTTCTAAAATTTCTGCCTTGGTATTTTGTAGACGTTCTAAATCGAAGCTATCTGCAGAACCAGCTTCTATAACCTTGTAAAGATTATTGAGCTTTCTTTCAGCCATAGCTTTTTGTTCCGTTAAGGCAGTTGTATCACTTTTAGTTTCGGAAATCATTTTGGAGTAACTTTCTTTCATCAATTGCATAATGTTATCAATGACTTCTTTGGTAAAAAGTTCTTTTTGTATAAGATGGAGTACCCAGTTTTCAAGAAGTTCTTTTCGGATTTGTTTTTGGGGACATCTGTCGGCAACAACCCTTTCTTTTTTGAGGCACGTGTAGTAAGAGTAACTTTTATCGCGTGGTGTACATGTATGACCACCCATAGCACTACCACATTGTCCACAGAATATCTTTCCGGAAAGAAGATAGGGAACCTTTCCACGGAACGAACCACGTCTTTTGCTATTTGTTCTAGTCTTTTCCTGCACTGCAAGGAATTCACGTTCGGTAACGATAGCAGGGATAGCGTTCTCAACTCGGATTATATCGCTCCCGGTAACCTTGTGCATATTCCTACCTCTCCCTTCGTTACGAGGGTGTTTATTGAATGTGTAAACGCCCATATATTTTTCGTTATGAAGAATATCATAAAGGCTATTCTTGCCAAAATTTCTACCGTCACGAGTTTTGAAACCACGCAAATTCAAAGCTTCACATATACTTCCATACCCACGACCACCAAGGTACATGGAGAAAATGAGCTTAACTGCTTCTGCTTCGTGAGGATTAATGACGTAGCGTTGGTTCTCTATGCGATAGCCAAGAGGGGGAACTCCACCATTAAACAAAGCCTTGTAAGCGTTTTCATCTAATCCTTTTTTACTTTCTTTTCTAAGGTTACGGGAGTAGTATGCTGCCATGCCAACGAGAACTGATTCCATCATTCTACCTTCCGGAGAATCATCAATAGGCTGTACGGCATATTCGTATCGAATGCCAAGCTGTTGAAGGTTATTGGCAAAAGTGTAGTAGTTAAATTCATTACGAGCATTGCGGTCAATCTTGTGGAAGATGATAATGTCAAATTTCTTTTCCATGGCATCAACCATCATCTGGTTATAGGCTTCACGTTTGAGAACGGTGCGACCGCTTTTTGCTTCGTCAACATAGATGTTGGTTACTAAATAACCATTGCGTCTGCAGTAGTCTTTACAGGCACGGACCTGTGCGTCAATGGATTCTTCACGCTGCATGTCAGAAGAAAAGCGTGCATAGATAACTGCTCTTAACATTTTAGTTTTGTCCTTTCTTTTTTAGATTTGATTATAATTTTTTTAAATCTATTTCACTTTTTGAAAAAAGATTAAAATAAATAAAGCCTTACCAACCTATTTTTGGGTATAGGATAGTAAGGCCAATACATTTGTGCTATAATACAAATGTGAATGGCCTAATGTTTTTTCCGAGACTTGGTTTTCACGCAGCCGTTTCCTGTTGGTAGCAGGAGACGGCTATTTTTATTTTGTTTAGTAGAAATCTTCAACACAGAAATAATCACCATTAGACAACGTTGTTGACCCTGTCGTTAATAATTCTACGTAGTTACTGTTTGAACAAGAAAATCGTCCTTTTTCCTCTAATCTTCTGGTTTCTCTATTTGGAATATAAACGTCAAAGGTGAGAGCGCTATACTTGATATCTATTTGTGCTACCAAAACATTGTTTTCGTTAAAATCTAAAGAATACGTTCTTTTATTTTTATAAGCAGAGTGAACTTGAAGTACAACGTTTATTAAATCAAATGCTTCTTTCCATATCAAGGTATAAGCTTCTGGAGAATCATATACAACACTACCTGGATTAAAAGAAAAATCATATCCTTGTCTTGGAATTATAACAGTTTCACCGTCAACGTCCTTAGTTGTGTATGTCAAGTCAAGGCTTTTTGCGTACCATTTACCAACAGCAAAAAACCAACCTTTGGCAAATCCACTGGTGAAATCAGCAATGGGAGTATCATTTTTTGATGCCGTACCTTTTACTCTCATTAGCCCAAGGTCTTGAGCTAATTTGTATATATGTTTACAGGGTTTTTGGCGAGTATTAAAATCCATGCACGTGCATTTGGTTAAGGAAACTTTATAACCATTTTCAGCTATTGCTGTCATTGCAGCTTTGTCCAAATTATTAAGTTTAACGGAAGTAGAAGAATCTACACGTTGGATTTGTTCTTCTTCTTGATGTAATTCTAAAGGCCAATCAATCCATTTATCCATCATATTTCATCCTTCCTTATGCCTCACCGTTTCCAATTGCGTTACGCAGCATTCACGGTAGAGGTCATTATTTTTGCTATGCTTAATTTCGTGCAGCATAGTTTCTTGATTGCTCTCGCGGGTAAGGCGAGCGTTAAGCACATAGGTTTCCGTTCCGTCCGCATCAGCGCAGACAAAGCCCTTTATTTTGTGGGGCAGGGGATAGAGAACAACTCTATTAGTCAATGTCACCACGTTCTTTCTTTTTCATGCGTTGAACCATTTCAGCAACGAACTTAACATCTTCCGGAGACAAGTCTCTGCTGGCGTCCATGAGAATACGCAGGTCGGGATTATCGTGGATTTCTTGTGCAAGTGCTGCTGTTTCGGGATTGATGTAATAGCCTTGGGGTTCGGTAGGTTCTTCTTCCCAACCCATTATCACTGAAGGTGGAATTTGTAAAACTTTTGCTAAAGAGGCAATACGATTACGTTTCATGTTTGTGATATTGCCAGCTTCCCAACGGGAAACAGTTCCTTCGCTAACGCCAACAGCAACAGCGACATCTTTTAAAGTTAAGCCTAAAGCCAAACGTCTATTTTTAATGATTTCTTTAATATCTGTAATAGTCATAATGCTCACTCCTTATGAAAAGGATAGCATTTTTATTGCAAAAACGCAAGGTTAAAATAAAAATATTGCATAAACGCATTGACAAGGCAGTTTTGGTTATGGTAACATAAACTTGCGTAAACGCAAGGAAAGGAGAAAGGAACATGTTTAACAAAGAAGCGTTTATTGAAAAAGTCAAAGAAAAAGGTTTGACTTTGGAAGCACTGGCAGTTGAACTGGGAATTAACTATTCTACTTTATACAGAAAAATGAATGGAGATAGTGATTTTACCAGAGCTGAAATCCAAAAAGCCAAAGCAGTTTTGAATCTTGATGTAAATACTGCTGACGCTATTTTTTTTGGTCTCTAACTTGCGTAAACGCAAGAAGCAGAATCGAAGGGAGCGATAACATGGAAGATGAAAACAAACTAATTACTGAGAAAGAACAAAGGGAAAGGCTTTTGGAAGAATTGAAAAAACAAAACCTTTCGGAATATGGAAGCAACCTTTTTAGAAGATTCGATGTCAATCATTCTGCTATTGCAGATGATGTGCTAAAAGTGTTGTTTGCACATACCTTTGAAGTCAACGATATGGAAATCGTATTTACAATTGCAAGGTTTAAAATAACTGGCGTTCTTGATATTTGTACGAAGCATGATGGATATTCACGACTGGATTCTTAGATATTGAAAACTTTTTCAATTATATGCAGAGATAGGTTCCCAAGTTCAAGTATCGTCGGTAAATGCTTTTTCCACTTAACTTCATCAGAAGTAAGAGATATAAAATCATAACCATTGTTGGTTATCCTCGAAATGTAATAGTTGTTATAACCATAACCTAACAATGAAGAACCTATTTCAATATAACCTAAGTCTTTAAGCAATTCGATGTGGAAAGATATGCGTTGATATTCTTCCTGCGTTTTGTCAGGAAATAGATGGGATATGTTGTTTTGCAAATAAGGCATATCGGACAAATCTATCAGAATTTGACGCATCAAATTCAAATCACGTTTCATAAAATTAACTCCTTTCGTTAAAGTCTGACAAGGCAAAATATCAGCTATAACGATTATAACACAGATGGTTTTACTCTCAGAAAGGAGCGCCTATGAAAGAGGTTGGTTACACAGTAGCAATAGCTAATCCTAGTGCGATACAAAGCAACCTATCTGCGCAGCGGCAACTGGCAGAATGGCTTGTGCGTTTTGGGATTGAGCACGGAACTATCAAAAATCCTGATGAAAGGAAGGTGGAAGCAGTTGGCCAAAAAGAAACGCGTCTGCTTTGTATGCGGAGCAGATTTGAGCGGAAAGAATTTCGCCCAGCGGTTCGACAAGAAGACCGCGAAGATTGTTTGTGTGTGTCCGGGTAAATGCTATCAAACACACATGATGAAAGGATGGGAAAAAAGATGAGAAAAAACAAAATGCCCACCGGAGCGGCAACTCCGATGGGCGAGGTTGGTCGACAGAAAAAGCGCCGTAAGCTATCTGTCAAAAGAATTATAGCACTGTTTTTGGGTGTTGTCATCATGGTGACATTGGCTATTGTTCATTGGCCACAGGATACTGAATGGATCCAAGAGAGTCGTATCGTTGGCAGAGGAGATACTCTTTGGAGTATTGCAGGGGAACTTCAAGACGAAGGTGACGTTCGTAAGGACGTCCGCGAAATTATATGGTGTATTCGCAAGAGCAACAAACTTGAACCTAACAAGTTTTTGCAACCGGGTGATGAGCTTATCGTTTGGAAGAAGGTGCTGAAGAATGAAAAAGAATAGAATTTGCTCTATTTGTGGGAAAAAGTTTTCTGGCTATTATGCACTTTCACGTACTGATAACAAAACTAAAATCTGTGCTGATTGCGGAACCCGAGAAGCGGTGGACGCATACTACAAATTCATGAAAAAAGTTGATGAGATTTTTGATATGGAAAGGGCTGGCAAGCATGAAGAGTAAAGACATTCTTCGCAGGCTTCGTAAGCTTGAAGCACCGGCGATAGCAATTGACCGCATTGAACTTCGCAAGCGCAGGACAGAATATTGTTTCCTGTACCGCAACGTGTACAGCACTTGGAAGTCTCCTGAACTGAATTTGCCAGTGACGTTTTGTGGTAACAGGGTGTACGTAGACCGCCTGCGCTATATCGACTTTTTAGAAGACTTGGCGCTACTGCGTTATAAGTTTGCTCGTAAAAAATTCAAGGGGGCAATGAAGCATCATGGGATATGAAGAAATTTTGGCTGAAGCCCACAGACAGTTAGAAGAAGCTGAAAAGCTGTTATCAGAAGCAGAAGTAAAATCGACACAAGCTAAAGCCGATTTATTTGCTGCGCGTAACACTCAAAAGCTTACACTTCGGTGGCTTAGAATTCTAAAGACCACAGTCAAGTGGATGTGGATTGTTACCGGTATTAACGCAGTTATCTGCGTTATTGCATATTTTTATATCAAGAGCCTTATGGAAGGCTAAGAAAGAGGTTGGAACATGAAAAAAAGAATTAATCACAAAAAATGGAACAAAAAACTGCGCCGTAGAGAACTGGAAATGATATGGCACAACATGGCTGCTAAAGCGCCGAACTTTTCCCTCGAATTGATGGAAAAATATGAACGAGCTGTTTCTAAAGGCTGGTGATCCAAATGAAAATCACTTGCTTAGAAATGGAGAACTTCAAAAATCAGCAAAAACTGTCTGTCGTATTCGGTGAAAACTACACCAATATTTACGGCGCCAACGGTGCTGGCAAGACTACCATTCTTGACGCTATTCACTTCCTGCTTTTTGGTAAGGATAGCAAAGGTCAGAGCAGTACCGAATTCCGTCCGTATGATAAAGACGGCAATACCATCCACGATATCGAAACTCGCGTTGTAGGCTCTTTTGAGGATAACGGGTATACGTATGTACTCGAAGTTGTCTATAAAGAGAAATGGACCAAGATTAGCGGTTCTGATGAGCGTAAATTGACTGGCAACACCACTGATTATTTCATCGATGGCGTACCTAAGAAAGCAAAAGACTATCAAGCCTTTGTTGCTGAATATTTTGTAGAGCCATGGTTTTCTATTACCAGCAATCCGAACGTATTCCCGAATCTTCATTGGCAAGAGCAGCGGCAAATGCTTCTTGACATCGTTGGAGACGTTACTGTCGGAGAAGTGATTGCTGCTAATCCTACTCTGGCGGTTATCAAGGAAGACTTGCTCAAGAACTCTGTTGATGACCTTAAAAAGAAATGGGCGAGAGAGAAGAAAGGCTATGAAGACGCCAACAAAACTATCCCTGCCCGTATTGATGAACTCACTAAAAGTCTTAGTGGTATCGAAGACCCTGAACTGGCCAAGACGAAAGCAAAAGTGCAGCTGCTCCGTGAGAAAGAACCGCTGGAAATACTGCAGGCTGAACGTGCAGAGATTTTAAACGGCACACGTAAGAAATCTCTTGAAGCTGAAATCAAAGCCTTGGAAGCAAAACTCGATGTTATCCGTGGCGTTCGCAGGGAAGTAGTTGAAAAAGTTAAGCAGCCCTACATCGAGAAAGCCAACAACATTACCAAGGACTGTGAGAGTGTTTCTGCTCAGCTTCGTATCATGCGACCGCAGCTGCGAAGCCTTGAAGCTGACATTGAAACCTTGCAAGTTAACTTGCAAAATCTCGGCGCAGAGTGGCAGGCGATTAGTGAAGAAGTTTTCTCAGACAACGAGTGCCCTTGCTGTCATCGTCCTTATTCTGAAGATATGCTCAAGCCTATGCTTGAACAGTTCAACATGAACAAGGCGAACAGATTGGAAGCTTGCAATGAAGAAGGCATGGCGATTTCTCAACGTTTGGAAAATCTGAAAGCGGACAAGAGCAATCTCCTCATGGAGATTAACAAACTAAGTCGTTTCCAAGCGGATACAGCAGAAAAGCTCCGTATAGAAAACAACGAAGCAATGCAGGCTGCTATTGCCAAGGTACCTGACTTGGAAAGTTTTGCTTATCCGGAAACCACAACCAAGTTTTGGGAAATACGCGAAGAAATTAGTTTACGTCAACATCAACTTTCAGAAGTTAATGTTGATATTTCGGTACAGTTACAGCTCATTGACGCAAAAATTCAAGAAGCCAAGGTTCCCGTTGATGAAGCAGAAAACGTTCTGCAACGCTTGAAGCTTGATGAAATGACTAACGAACGCATTGCTCAGCTTCAGAGCGAGAAGAAGAACAATCTTCTTCGTTTGGGCGAGGCTGAACAGAAACTTAGCCTGCTTGGTAAATACAGCGTTGCCAAAATAAATATGATTAGTGATAGTATCAACAACATGTTTGAGCGTATCACGTTTAAGTTGTTCGATAAGAACATTGGTAACGAAGGTATCCGAGAAACATGCGAATTGATGATGGACGGTGTACCGTATCGTAATCTCAGCTTTGCCGAGAAGCATATTGCCGGTATGGAAATAATCCGAGTTATCTCTGAAAAACGCAATTTCAAAAACCCTGTGTTCATTGATAACCGCGAAAGCATTATCAACTTACCGCCAGCACCGGCGCAAGTCATTAACTTCATCGTTAGCGAGAAGGACAAGGTGGTGAGAATTGAACATGACTGACGGAATTGTAATCGGTTTTGCAGTAGGGTTTGTGGCGATGCTGTGCATTAGTTATTCCTGCAGGAAAGAAAAACCAAAAGATTTGATTACTGCACCACCACCACCACCGCCACCGCCGCCCAGGAATAAGTATCCCAATTGCAGGGTTGGCGAGATGGTGTATGTGAAACATCCCAATATGCCCGGTGTTTTCTTGGTGGAAATAGTTGCCATTAACGCTGATGGTGTCATCGTTAACGACCCTAACGCTCAACAAGACGACAAATTTAGATTTTATGCCCATAAAAATGTATTTAGAACTTACAAGAAAGAAGGTACAGAAAATGAGTGATAAACAAGTAGTTCAGTTTGAAGATTACGCATTATCTATGGATACTGCTCAAGGTATGGCTGGCTTGATGAAGGCAGCTTCTATGCTTGCTCAGTCAGACATTATTCCAAAAGCGTTTAAAGAAAAGCCTGCCAATGTATTGATTGCATTGGAAATGGCTAATCGTATGGGTGCAAGTCCTTTTGCAGTAATGCAGTCTATGTACATCGTTTATGGCAACCCCAGTTTCAGCAGTAAATTCTTGATTGCTTGTTTTAATAGCTGTGGTCGCTATACCAGTATTAAGTACGAATTCTTTGGTGAACCTAAAAGTGATAGTTATGGTTGTCGTGCATGGGCTACTGAGAAAGCAACTGGTGAAGTAGTGAAAAGCGTTGATGTAACAATCGGTATGGCCAAAGCAGAAGGCTGGGTAAATAAAGATGGATCCAAATGGAAAACAATGCCACAGCTGATGCTTCAATATCGTGCTGCGACATTCCTCATCCGCACCGTTGCTCCGGAATTAGCGATGGGTTTGAGAACTGAAGATGAAATCCTCGATACCATTGATGTAACACCGGTAGTTGAACAAGACTCTATGGAAGTGGCTAAAGAAATTGAAAAAATCAATGCTACTTCCCAAGTAGTTGATATCCCCACTCCTGCTGCAAAAGTAGAAGAAAAACAAGAAACTGCTGCTAAAACGCAGCAACCTAAAGCGGCTCAACCCGCTTGGATGAAATGATTGAAGTTGATGTAATCGCTTCAAGCTCAAATGGAAACTGCTACCGTCTAAAAAGCGGTAGCAGTCATCTGCTTTTAGAAGCTGGCATTCCTTACTACAAGATTGGCAAAGCCATCAAAAATAAGTGGGGAAATATTGATGGCGTTCTGGTCACTCATGAGCATAACGACCACGCCCAGGCAGTGTGGCATTTGCAGGCAAGGGGATTGGATATCTACATGTCCGAAGGCACAAAGGCAAAACTTGGCGTGAATGCTCAGTACGCGAAGGTTGTCGCACCGCTCAAATTATTTAAGATTGGCAATTGGGAAATAATGCCATTCGATACAATGCACGATGCAGCCGAACCGCTTGGCTTTCTCATCAGTGATGGGGAAGACAAGTTACTGTTCGCAACGGATACATATTATGTTCCGTATCGCTTCAACGGCATAACTCTTTTAATGCTCGAATGCAATTATGCAGATGAGTTGTTGCAGTCAAGGGTAAATGATGGCGTAGTTAGCCTGTCACAAGCCCACCGCTTGGCCCGTAGTCATTTTTCTTTGGCCAATGTGATGAAGTTTATGTCTTGCAATGATTTAAGTGCTGTACGGCAAATCTGGCTGTTACATGGTAGTAAAGTGAATGGCAATCCAATACTGTTTGAAGCTGAAATTAAGAAACTAACTGGAAAGCCGGTGATAGTATGCGAAGGGTAAAGAGAGAACGCCAGGTTATCAAATATTTTAAGTTGATTTTGATTTGTGTAAAAAAATTACCGCTTCAAGCTTCGCAAAAGATTCAAGGTAGATTTTTCTTTTATTTATTATGCAAGCCTAATAGCAAGTTAGCCGAATGGCTTAGAAAGGATAAAAAGAAAGGTGGTAAGAAACATCATGGGTCAAATTCTGCAGATGGACGAATCCAGAATGATGCAAGAACACGAACAGGAAGAATTTCTGACCAAGGAAGAGCAGAAACAAGCTCAAGGGAAAGCGGAGCGCCGTCCAGCGTTCCAACCTTGGTACGAAAATCAGGAATCCGAAAACGTGTTGGCTGTCAACGAGTTTGGCGGAAAGTTCAAAATCGTTAATAACGTCTGGACGCCCATTGCTCGCAAGATGTGGTCGCTCTATAAGGAAATTCAATCCTGTAATCCGTCTACCATTCTCTTTATTGAGATTGAGGAAGGTAAGAAAAAGTATCGTGGAAAGCCTGTTGTCATGGAAGTTTCCGTTCTCAGTCAACAGCTTAGTGAATTGTTTAAACAGATGAGTGGTTATAACTTTTCCCACGTTATCCGTATCTACCAAACCAACGCTGATGATAAGAGCCATGAGCAACTGCTCGTGCATCTCTACAAGCAGCTGCGTCAAATCCAACAAGACGGCAAGCTTCGCGATTATGACGAAAAAGAATTTACAGAAATTCAAGCTAATCTTCGCAGGGATTGGAACTCTGATGGTGCGTTCATTCCGGATATAATCCAATGCGAAAATTGGGCAACGGTTTTATCTCGCAAGCAACAATCTTTGTTTGATGAAACAATGCAAAGCAAGAACTAATCAATGACTAAGGTAATGACTAATGGATACACATAGCTTTGGAATAGATATTGCAACTGAATACGGTATTGAAGAAGCACTGCTCCTTGGCTATGTGTACTATTGGGTATGCAGGAACCAAGAAAAAGGTACTAACTTCCATGATGGTAAATATTGGACGTTTGATAGTCGAAGGGCGTTAGCTAAGAAGTTTCCGTACATGTCAGAGCATAAGATTTATCGGATACTTTCAAAACTTATAAAGCAAGGATTGATTTTAACAGGTAATTTCAACAAGCTTGGCAAGGATAGGACGACTTGGTACACGCTTAGTGATAAAGGATTATCGCTATTTAATGGCGATTTTTCCATTGTTCAAAATGAACCATCCCATTGTGCAGAATTGCACAACCCATTGTGCGAAAATGCACAACCCATTGTGCAAAATTGCACAAGCCATTGTGCAGAATTGCACAACCCATTGTGCGAAAATGCACAACCATTACCAATTCAATATACCAATTCAATACTACCAATTCAAACTACCAATAGGGATAATATAAAGCAAACCCAAAACGCGAAAATGGTTAACCAAAAAACGGAAGCACTCGACCAACACGCTGGCAGGGTCAACAAGTGCGTGGAATATTATCAATCTGCCTTTCACCCGTTCTTTAACCGCACAGAAGCAAACGCTGTAATGCAAATGGGTAGAGATTATACCTTTGAGCAGTTCAAGGCTGCAGCTGATATTGCCAAGAACAACGGTATTAACCACGGTGGTACATGGAAGTATGTTGCTAAGGTTCTTGCAACAACATTCTCAAGACCCAAGAAAAAGGGCATTGCTGAAACAACCGAAGAAGTCTTAGAAATTTTGGAACGAGGTGAATCGCTTGAATTATGACCAAAAAGAACGTGCTCGCATAGTCAGCGTTTTATTTAAGACCTACGGTCAAAACGACAAGGATAGGCAAGCAACCTATGTTACCGTTCTTTCAGAAATTCCGAATGAAGTTCTGAGCAAGGCTTGTAAAAAGTTGATACTTGAGCAGAAGTTTTTCCCGGCTGTTAGTGAAGTCGTTGACGCCTGTAAAAGTCTTATCGGTACCGTGGATGACGCTAACAGGGTGAAAAGCTGGGACGAAGCGTGGCAGGAAATACAGACTGCTATGCAGCGCACTTCATGGTATAAAAAGCCAACTTTTAGCAGACCTGAAATTGAAATAGCTGTTAATGCTTTTGGCTGGCGTGAGCTTCAATGTTCTTTAGAAGCTGAAATGCCAAAGGTACGTGCTCAGATGCGTAGGTTCTATGAAGACGCCTGCAAACGCACGGCTGAACAAAGTTTAAATAAATACGTTCTCGGACAAAACTCTGACGCGTTGTTAGGCTACAACGAAACAGTCAAAAGATTGAGTGAAGCCAAGAAAATCTAAGTGTCTCGGCAAAGGCACTATAAAAATCTAAAAAACAGAGGTTGGTTTTATGAGTTAGCAAACAACGATTAAAACCGAAAATATAAATTAACCGCCGCCAAGTGGCTTAACCTCCCCGCTTGGTTTAGTATATGCAAGCCCGCCAACCTGTGGCGCTGGTGGTTCGAAGAAGTATATGAGCCCGTGACAAGTAGCGCAGTCACGGGCTATGGCGGTAAAAGAGAGGATTTGAAGCAATGAAGAAATCTCAATACATGGCATCTGCAGAAATGCAGCAGTTTATGTGGCTATCAGCTTTCGTTCAAGCCATGGAAGAAATTATTAAAAACACAGACATTCCCGAATGGAACCGTAGATTTAAGACTATAAGGACTTATCTTAAAAAAACCATTGCTGAGCGTATGGACTGTATGGATAAGGTGGAAGAAAAGAAAGTATTACGCAGAGCCCAGAACATGGGTATCAAGGTTTATAGCTACGATGATGCAAGGGTAGATAAGGACGACTTTGGTCGCAAGGTTACAGTTAGGTTGGAAGACTTGCTTACCATCGCAGACGCTGCGTTGCTTGAATGTTATTCCTGTCCGCAAGGTGATTGCGTTAAAGACTGTCAGTTCCGGAAAGCTTTCCATGCTCTTGGCTTGAATTGTGGTGCTGCAAGAGAAAACCCTGCACCGGGAGAATGCGAATTTAGATTTGATAACAGCGTGAAATATGTTACTCCACAGTATGTGCGCGTGGATGAACCGGCAATAGACCAATTACCATAGGGGTGATGTTATGGCAGGAATGAACAGAAAAATGCGTAGGCAGATGGCCAAGGGAAAATTTGTTGATTCACTTAGTGATGAGCAAAGGCTGAACGATATGTATCGACATGCCAGCGTTGCAGCGTATCAAAATATCTTGGCAGCTGCAGTTCTTATGGTGATGAACGATTTCAAACTGATCCAAAAGAAAGAGACAAGGCTGAATAATTTTCTTGGTGCTATAAACAAAAGACTGGACCAGCTTAAAAGTAATGAGCCAATTCCGGAGCTTTTGGAGCTTCAAGAAGAAATGAACAAGACTTTAAAAAAGGTTGGTGAGCCTAATGCGACTTGAGGAAATTAAAGTAAATGGCATCTACGAGACCATTCATCCGATTTATTCAGGAAAGATGCTTGTTATCGAAGCTGGAAAGCGTGTTGCGGTAGCAAGGATTACCTATGTAGCTGGTCTTGCAGTTGTTTACGAAGTAGATGCCCTTGGAAATGCTATCGGTGAAAAATGGCTGACTAAGGCATCTAACCTGCAAAGGTTTACTCCGTTGACTGGGCTGTTTAGTTAAGGGGTGATGGTATGACGCCAGAACGTGCAGTGTATCTTTCAACAATCTCAAAAAAAGAACGCCTGATTAGAAATGACATTGAATTCACACGTCAACAGATTAAAACATATAAGCACGAACTTTGTAGTCTTGCTGAACAAAATATTGATGGTCGAGGCCAAATAATTGCTCGTTGGCTTAAAGGTGTAACTATTCGTTTATCAGCTTACCGTTACGAATTAAACAGACTTAAAGGCATGAATAGGATGGTAGAACCTGAAATTGTTCCCTTGCCACCCAATCCTAAGGGTCAAAAAAATGTAACAGTGTGTAAGAAATGTGGGACTAAGCTAATAGGACCTTTGGCAATACATTGCCCAGGTTGTGGACGGTATATTATGTGGTGGAGGCTAAAGTTAGATGGCTGAACAAATCCTTGAAATAAAACGATTAGCAGCAATGCTCAAAGAGGCAGGTATCCCTTTTCAGTGGGATATTCAAGATTACCGACCTTTTTATGACGATTGGAAGTATCAAATATTCTATCCCAATATGCAAGTCAGTACACATGGCATCAGATATAGTTGCAGTGTAGTTCAAGGAACTGGAACGTATGGTTATGATGATAACTTGTTAGAAATTAGCGGGTTACTTTCTCCGGAAGAAATAGAATTTGATGATGTGTTGGGCTGGTTGACTGCCGAAGAAGTTTTTGAGCGTATTAAAAAACATTACGAAGGGAGCAAAGGTAATGGCTAACTTAATACCTGTTATTGCTAAAGAACTTGATTTGAGTATTGGCGAAATTTTTAAGATTAAAGGGTATGTTGATAACTACAGGTTCACAAATACTGAACTTCAAATCAATATTTCGGAAAGAGTTACAGACACTGCATGGGAAAGTGCTCCATTAACAATATTGAATATTTTGGTTTACAACAGTGATTTGGTAATCAAACAGCCTTATGAACCAAAAGAGGGATATGAGTATTGGACTTATTGGGATTTGCTTTTTGTTCCTCATAAAACAGAGTGGAATAATTACACATTGGACTATATACGTAAGGCAACAGGGTGCGTATTCCGCACCAAAGAAGAAGCCATCAAGGCAAGGCCCGAGGTATATAAACGCTTAACAGGCAAGGAGTGGGAAAATGGCTAAGAAAATAGCGACCGAAAAAGCTAAGCCTTCTGCTTGGAGTATTAAATTCAAAGAGAAGGCTGACAAAATAAATGATGCCAAACGCGCTGCAGGAATTAAAAAGGAACCGCACTTTCCTAAAATTCCGAGAGCGACTTTGTTTATTGATGGCAGAAAAATTATTTTAAACGCATAGGGGGTAAATGAAATGCAAGTAAAAATCGAATTAGTACCGGGTGGAACAAAGCCGGAGAAAAAAACACCGGGCGCAGCAGCTTATGATTGTTACGCTCGCGTTGATAAAATTCTTGTAGCTCCTGCTATCATTCCGTTAGGTTTCAAAATTGAATTGCCGAAAGGTTATCACGCTGAAATCGTACCGCGTTCCAGTATTGGCTTAATGACAACTTTAAGAATGGCTAATAGCGTTGGAATCATTGATTCCGATTATCGTGGAGAGGTTGGCTTCATTGGAGAATCATCTCTTTCCGAACCGATAGTAATTAAAAAGGGCGATAGAATTGCCCAAATGCTCATTAAAAGAGATGTTGATACTGAATTGGTTGTAGTTGAAAAGCTTTCCAGCACCGAGCGTGGAGAAAAAGGTTTTGGGAGTACCGGGAAATGAGTAACGCAAGACGCAAAATGAGAAAACGAGCTTGGAAAGTTGCTTATTTACACGGAAAAACCATTGGTTTAACCAGAGATATTGTTTTTTGCGTTCTATATTATCAAGCTTGCAAAAGACAGGGTATCGAACTTCCTGAAGGTTGGAAAGATAAGTATTATGCTTGTTTATGTGCTTTGGATATAACAAAAGGAATAATTGACAACTTCAACAAATATCATTGGATTACTCGTAAAAAATTGGGCGGCATATCAAATTTTATGTGTAAGAATTTTAAATGGCATAAAGTAGAGGTGGAAAGAATATGACAACAATTAACAAAAGTGCAGTTTTAAGAGACGCTATTCTTCCTGCTGGTGCTGCTCAAACACGGAACATCAAAGCCTTAAAGCACATTAACAAACTGGAAGATGAGGAAGCACAATCTCTAATTAGCAACATAATTACAAATCAGGCGATTTTAAAAAATCATCTCGAAAAAGAACTTGCCAAAGAAATCAAGAAAAGAGGTAATCGATGATGGCAAAAAATTACATGGCAGATATTGCCCAAATGTTAGGCTTTCAAAAACACGAAGTTTTTCAGATTGTGACAATTGACCAAGAAGAAGGTGAACTTATTGATACCGTTTGTATTACTGACGAAGGCTTGGAAGTAATGTCAACTTTCGGATGTGCGCCAACTCTTGAGAATGATACTCTTTTGGGCATTTTGCTTGGCCACCATGAAGTTAGGAGATGTGAATAATGGAACCTATCAAAATCAAAGTTTTAAAGTACACCGATAAGGACAAGAAACCTATTGTAACCAACATTAGCAACAGTCTGCAGAATATCCAAAGAACTGTTGGTATGGAAGGTAAGCCTGCTCATTTTGAGTGTGTTACATTGCCTATCCATAACAACAGGGGATTGGTAGCGGTAATGGATGAAGAAGGTAAACTGAAACAATTACCACTGGTTCGTGGCCTGTATGATGATGCTGGTTGCATTGTGGACTGCATTCACGGAACATTCTTTGTATGTGCGGCAGCTGCTGATGATTTCGCAAGTCTTGATGATTACGAAATCGAACTTGTTAAAAATTATTTTAGGGACGGTGACCTTTAATGTTTCAAACACCTTTTAGACAGAAGGGCGAGAGACCCGCCAAAAACCCGGAAACAATAATTCAAGGACAAGTGCGTGATGCGCTTCGACTTGATGGTTGGTACGTTATTCGTCACCAACAGGGAATGGGTTCGCACCCGGGATTATCCGATTTAACCGCTATTAAAGACGGTGTGACCATTTACGTGGAAATCAAAACTCCACGAGGTTACCAATCGGACAAACAAAAGAAATTTCAACATGATATCGAACTCCATGGTGGCAAGTACATCATTGCTCGGAGCGTTGATGATATCCAACCTTATTTGACCAGGACAATGAAGCTGTTCTAATCTAAACCGATTTAAACCGAAAGGGGGCGCTGCTTAGTGCGGCGGGAGACACGTCAATATATTTGCGCTGAACTCTTAAACTATCAGCGCTCAAGAAATGAAATGCATAGAATTCGAGAAAAACTTGATGACCTAAGACTTTTCCCTGCCTACAGCAAAGATTATACTGCTGAGCGCAAGTTGTACTTGCAGGACCGGTTATTTTTCCTACAGCGAATAACCGAAGCCATCAGTATAATGTCCAGGGAATGTTCTCCGGAAGAAAAGAAAGTTCTCGAATTAAAGTTCTGGTCACCAAGCCCAAGACCAACGGATAACGAAATCGCTAATAGGCTTGGAATGAGCACACGAACGCTGTATAGGAATATCAATTCCATCTGCAGGCGTGTCGGAATGTTAATGGGTACAGATATATAAAATAATTAAAGGGTAGTTAAATCTTAATTGATTTAGCTACCCTTTTTTCTGTCATCATTATACGAAAAAAGGGGGTATCAATGATGACAGATATTAAAATCATGTGTGCTTACGATAAAATGGTTGATGTTGTGGAGCTCGTACCTAATCCTAAAAATCCTAATAAACATCCGGAGAAACAAATCATTCTTTTGGCCAAGCTGATAGAAAAGCAAGGTTTCCGGAAACCGATTGTTGTTAGTAATAGAAGTGGCTTCATGACTTCCGGACATGGTAGATTGCTTGCAGCACTTCACCTTGGAATGGAAACCGTGCCGGTCGATTACCAAGACTATGCGAATGAAGCTGCAGAGTGGCAAGACATGGTAGCAGACAATAAGGT